CCTCATTGGGGGCGAAGCCCCCAGTGAAACCCCCCTTTTGCTTCTTACTTTTGGGTAGGCGTAGCCTACCCGAAAAGTAGGATACGGTCGTTTTCCGGTTTTTTCAATATTCCGGATAACGACTGTAATGAGTTCGTAGGAATATTGGGGGCGAAGCCCCCAGTGAAACCCCCCATTGGGGGCGAAGCCCCCAGTGAAACCCCTTTTGCTTCTTACTTTTGGGTAGGTCTAGCCTGCCCAAAAGTAGGATTCAGTTGTTCTCCTGATTTTTTCAACTATTCTATATCTACATGAGTAAGCATATGTCTACGACAACATACATTATGTAGTCCTAACATATCTAATACTTGTCCCTCGGCAGTTTTATTCATATTTTCTTTGGTTAAATAAACTACTTTGTTGATGTCGGTCGATTCCAACAACTTTCGTTCTTTCACCTTTTCTAAATAAAATCGATATTTGTCGGCTAAAACGTTTCCGCAAGTAAAACACTTCACTGGAATAATCATTGTTTGAATTTATATATACTATCCTTTAAATGGTTTTATTTAATAAAACATGGTATATTTAAGCTCAATCAATTTTACGAGTTATAGAGTTTGTCAAAGAAATTACTGATATTCCTACGAGCTCCCTTTGGTCCCTCTTTGCAATATAAAAGAAATCCTACGAGCTCCTTTCAGTCGCTCTCCTGATTTTTCAATCATCATTCTTCTTAGCTTTTGTTTTCCTTCTTTTGGCTGTTTTCTTAACATATCCAAACTTACCCTTTTGTGCAAAATAGCCGTTCTTTTCAAGTCTTTTTTCTTTCTTTGCAGTCAGATACTTTTTTTTAGATACGATGCGCCCCCATTTATTACGCATAAGGTCACCTGCGATAAGTCCCCCGTTTGTTTTATACGCAGTTCCATTATATACTTGCACTCGAGAACCGATTAATATACTGAACTTCTTACCGTTGATATGAAAATAGCCATCTTGGTATCTGTTTTTTCTTGTATGGTTAACCATTTGAGTATATTATATAAGTACTTTATAAAAAAATCAGGAAAACGACCATAGGGTGTTTGTAGGATTTCTTTTATATTGAAAAATCCGGAAAACGACCGTAGGGAGTTTGTAGGATTTCTTTTATATTGCGGAGAGCGACCGAAGGGAGCTCGTAGAAATATTGTGGAGAGCTCCACCATTGGGGCGAAGCCCCCATTGGGTGGAGCTCGCAGGAATATTAAAAAACCAGGAGAGCGACTGAATCCTACTTTTGGGCAGGCTGCGTATACGCAAAAGTAGTATAAGTTGCTCGTAAATGAAAGAAACAATATAAAAAATTGAATATAAATAAAATAGTCTAAACTATTTAGTATAACCAAACCTTATTATATCTACTAACTTTCTTTCAATCGTTCTCCTGAATATAAAAGAAATTCTACAATATTCCTACGAACTCCTTACAGACGTTCTCCGGAATATAAAATATTCTTATTCAATCTAAATCTATCTAACTCACTCACAAAATGTCTAACACTACAACTATTTCTGTAAAAAAATCGGCAAAGAAGTCGGCACCTCCTCCGACCGAGCCATCTACCGAGGAAACAATGATTTCTTCTAAATATCAGAAAAAAACCGACAAACAACACATCCTCGACAATCCAAATATGTACATTGGTTCCACTGAAAAAATAGATTCTTCTATGTGGGTATATGACGAAGAAAATAAAAAAATGTCACTAAAGACCGTGGAATATATCCCCGCATTATACAAGTTATTTGACGAAGTACTAGTAAACTCACGCGACCATGTTGTAAGAATGTTACAGACATATTCACCCCCCACATCTAATACAACCGCGACGATACCCCCAACCACACAAGAACCCAATAATGGGTCGACTAAAACGGAGAAACAGTTCGTTACTTATATAAAGGTCAATGTAGGTGACGTGGAAACAACCGGTGGAACCATCACAGTGACAAATGACGGGGATGGAATAGACATCATCAAACACACCGAATATGGAATATATATACCAGAATTAATATTTGCAAACCTCCGCACTTCTACAAACTATAACAAAGACGAGAAACGAACAGTCGGTGGCGTCAACGGTCTAGGCGTAAAACTGGTATTTATATGGTCCACTTATGCAAAAATAGAGACGGTCGACCATCACCGTAAACTGAAATATATCCAAGAATTTCACGACAACTTAAATACCATTTCCCCTCCTAAAATCGTCGCCTACAGTGGAAAACCTTATACTAAAATCACATTCCGCCCAGATTATAACCGACTAGGGATTCCAACTGGGTTGACACCGGAATTTATATCGCTATTTAAAAAACGCACATTTGATATTGCAGGAATTACCGACAATGGTTTAAAGAAGATAAAAGTGTATTACAATGACGTGATTGTACCCGTGAAAGGCTTCAAGAGTTACATAGATACCTATTTGGGTGTGGGGCACTCCCAACTGCCTTCTGTAAATAACAATGAAGAGGAAGAAAGCGTGATTTCTTCCACGGATGATAAAATAAAAAAGGTCTATGAAGAGAATGGTGACCGGTGGGAGTATGCGGTGGCGGTCACCCCCACTGGTACATTTGAACAGGTCAGTTTCGTCAATGGAATATCTACCACGAAGGGTGGAAAACACGTGGAATATATACTGGGGCAAGTAACGCGCAAACTGGCAGCCCTCATCGAAAAGAAGAAGAAGGTCGTGGTTTCTGCCAATACAATCAAAGAACAGCTGATACTATTTGTCCGGTCTGATATAGAAAACCCCAGTTTCGACAGTCAGACAAAAGAGTGTATGAACAGTCCACCTAACAAGTTCGGTTCCACCTGTACCGTTAGTGACGGATTCATAGATAAGTTATATAAAATCGGTATTGTCGACACGTTATGTGCACTCACTGATATAAAAGACAACAAGATGGCGAAGAAAACAGACGGGTCGAAAGTCAAAAATATACGCGGTATTTCCAATTTCATAGATGCCAATCACGCGGGGGGGTCAAAGTCGAAGGACTGTATTCTCATTCTTTGTGAGGGGCTTTCGGCAATGACAGGTGTCGTGAGTGGGCTTTCTAGCACCGACCGAGACATATATGGTATATATCCACTGCGGGGAAAACTCCTCAATGTACGGGGAGAAAATATCAAGAAAATCGCCGAAAACAAAGAAATCACCGACCTGAAGAAAATACTCGGGTTGGAAAGTGGTAAAACATACGCCACACTACAGGACGTTCATAATAAACTCAGATACGGTAAAATCATGTTCTTAGTTGACTCGGATACTGACGGTAGCCATATCAAAGGGCTATGCGTGAATGTCATACATAGTGAATGGGACTCTCTCTTTCGTATTTCGGGGTTCCTTTCTTTCATGAATACACCTATTTTAAAAGCCTCGCGAAACAACACAACAAGAGTCTTTTACAATGAAGGCGAGTATAACCTCTGGAAACAAACTCCCGAGTCTTCCACTGGCAAATGGAATATAAAGTATTTCAAGGGCCTCGGTACATCCACTCCGAAGGAATTCAAAGAGTATTTTGCAAACAAGAAAGTAGTGGATTTCGTCTATGACTCCGCTACCAGCGATGATATAATAGACAAGGTATTTAACAAGAAACGCGCGGATGAAAGAAAGACGTGGTTAGAGAACTACGATAAAGGTGCATATCTCAATACTTCTATTCCTACTGTTAAATACGAGGATTTTGTCAATAATGAACTCATTCATTTCAGTGTATATGATTGTCAGCGGTCTATACCGAATTTGGTGGATGGATTGAAGACATCTTTGCGTAAAATACTGTATTGCGCATTCAAACGCAACCTTACTACAGAGGTGAAAGTCGCCCAGTTTAGTGGATACGTCAGTGAGAATTCTTCTTACCATCATGGCGAGACATCGTTAAATAACGCAATTGTAGGTATGGCACAGAACTTTGTAGGAAGCAACAATATCAATCTTTTAGAACCGAAGGGGCAGTTCGGGAGTATGTTGGCCGGTGGGCAAGACTCTGCGAGTGAAAGATATATATTTACCCATTTGAATCCACTCACGCGCCACGTTTTCCCAGAGACGGACGATAAAATACTCCATTATTTAGAAGACGACGGTATGGCGATTGAGCCCGAGTATTATATTCCAATTCTCCCGTTTGTTCTGATAAATGGACAGACGGGGATTGGTACGGGATTTTCAACCAGCATTCCGTCTTATAATCCACAGGAACTGGTGTTGTATTTGAGAGAAAAGATACATACATCCAGGGGGGTCGATAGTTCCACCGAGGAGGTAGAAAGTGTGTGTGCAGTTGGCAAAGAATTCATTCCTTACTATGAGGGATTCAAAGGGACGGTAATTAAAATCGCGGAACATAAATTCCTCATAAAGGGGGTATATACCAAGACAGGCGAAGACCAAATACGAATCGCAGAACTCCCCATCGGGACATGGACGATGCCTTATATTACATTTTTAGAATCCCTCATGGACGGAGGGGTGGATAAGAAGGGAAAGAAAATATTGCCGTCTATCCGCGAGTTCACGTCCAACTCGACGGAAAAGGTGGTGGATATTCGTGTGGTCTTTCCCAAAGGCAAATTGGCGGAGCTGGAGTCGGAGGACGAAGACGGTGTGAATGGTGTATATAAATTATTAAAACTGACCACTACAGTGAGCACCACCAATATGCATTTATTTGACAAAGACTGTAAACTGAAAAAATACGATAATGTGAGTCAAATTATAGACGACTATTTCGAAGTGCGATTAAATACCTATGTTTTGAGAAAGGCGCATTTGGTCAAAGAAATGAATAAGGTGTTATGTAAACTCACGAACAAGGCGAGGTTTATTAGTTGTATATTAGACGATACTATCGATTTAAGGCGGAAAGACGAGCAGACGATAGACGCAATGTTGGAAACTTTCCGGTTCGACAAGCTGGACGACTCATTCGACTACCTTATTAAGCTGCCGATGAATACGGTAAGTAAAGAAAATGTAGAGAAGTTATTGAAAGAAAAGGGGGATGTGGAGGTGGAGTTGGCGGAGTTGGAAAGAACGACTGTACAACAAATTTGGTTGGCAGAGTTGGAGAAGTTTGAGAAGGAATATAGCGTGTATAAAAAGAAACGGCATCAGACGGTGGATGAACCGGTAAATAATGGCTCTTTGAAAACACCCCAAGGGAAACCGGCGCCCGGTAAAAAGAATGTGCGTGTAAATATTCCTACGAGCTCCCTTCGGTCGCTCTCCTGAATATTCCTACGAATTCCTTACAGTCGTTCTCCGGAATATAAAAGAAATCCTACGAACTCCCTACGGTCGTTCTCCGGATTTTTCAATATTCCTACCGGCTCCTCCATTGGGGGGCGAAGCCCCCAGTGAACCCCCTTTTGCTTCTTACTTTTGGGTAGACATAGCCTATCTGAAAAGTAGGATGAGTCGCTCTCCTGATTTTACAAATTTGTTTCAAATATTTTTTATCAAATAAATATTTGAAATATATCCGGATGAATATTCCGAAGGACGACTATAAGGAGTTCGTAGTAATACTTTTATATTGAAAAATCCGGAGAACGACCGTAGGGAGTTCGTAGGATTTCTTTTATATTACGGAGAGCGACCGAAGGGAGCTCGTAGAAATATTGCGGAGAGCGAATAAAATGAGTTCGTAGTAATATTGAAAAATCCGGAGAACGACCATAGGGAGTTCGTAGGATTTCTTTTATATTCCGGAGGAGTGGTCGAAGACCACGACGTAGGAATATTGTATTTTATGTTTTGTAAGTGTAATATATATCACACTCCACCACCACCACCATCAAATACAATGCCAAGTGTGAACATTGATGACAAAGAAGCCGTACTAAGATACATCGATGAAAATCAAAGAAAAAGTACACAGAAAAACAGAAACACATTCGGTGAAGTTTTCACCCCCACTATTTTGATAAATGAGATATTGGACAATTTACCCCCCCATATTTGGAAAATACCTGAATATAAATGGTTAGACCCATGTGCCGGCAACGGCAACTTCTTTCTACTCGTCTACGGTAGACTTATGACCGGATTACAGTCCATAATCACAGACCCATTTGAAAGAAAGAAACATATCCTAAAAAATATGATATATATGAATGATTTCAACCGAGCAAACGTGGCGTCTTTGAAGACCACGTTCGGTGAAATGGCGAATATATATCACAGCGACTTTTTAAATGAGGGTGCTGTGCCACAATTGTCAGGTACGATTAAATACAATGTTATTTTAGAAAACCCACCGTATCAGATTTCAAAGAAAGGAGTATATAAGGGTGGAAGGGGAGCGAATCACACTCTTTGGAATCGATTTATAGAAAAATCAGTGGAGTGTTTGGAGGAGGAAAATGGCTGGTTGGGGGCGATTACTCCTTCGAATTGGCGTAGTCCAAATAACCCATTGTATGAAACAGTTGCTACGAGGCTTTCTTATTTACATATATATAGTAAAAAGGACGGTATAAGACTCTTTGGTGCGCAAACCCGGTTCGATTTATATGTTTTGAAATCTAAATCCAATATACAACCACAGTCAAAGAAACTAGATACTCCGCCAATAATAATAGATGAACACGGGGAACGACATAATGAAATACAACCTATAGATTGGGTATTTCTGCCCAATCATTCTTATGATAAAGTAAAACGTTTCTTTCAATTAGACAAGAGGTCAACTAAAAAACGCACATCCAAATTGTTATATGATTCGAATGCGTATAATTCGAAGAACCTGTCGAAACGCAAAACAACAAGGGCAATATATCCAATTGTACATACAATTACTCGGAAAGGTTTGGGGATTCGGTGGTCTTCAAAGAAAAATGGACACTTCGGAGTCCCCAAAGTATTGTTGAACCGGAATGAAAAACAATATCCTTATAATGATTGGAAAGGGGAGTATGGTATGTCGCAACTGACCTTTGGAATATCGGTAGATTCAAAGAGAGAAGGGGATATGTTGGTGGAGAAAATAAACCAACCGGATTTCAAAGAAGCAATAGTTGCAACGAAGTGGGGGAGTTTTCAAACCGACCCGAAAATGTTTGCTTATTTGCGGTGAAGGTTGTATCGTCAATTGAAAAATCCGGAGAACGACCGTAGGGAGTTCGTAGGATTTCTTTTATATTCCGGAGAACGACTGTAAGGAGTTCGTAGGAATATTGTGTAGAGTGACTACAAATAGCTCGTATAAATAGTGTTATATGTAGTTTTACACCTTTTCTTTAACCCCCGATGCATAAAATTGATTGTCATAAACTATATAAAGAATAGGGGTATTATACAACATCAAACCAACAACCACATTTACAATTATTAACTATTCAAACTTTAAAAGCAATAATTCAAAATGTCGTCTCAATCAAAGCAAATCGTATTATCGCCGAGCGAATGGGACACAAACGCAATTAAATATATGAAACCTTATGTGACTAAAAGTGGTTCTAAAACTATCAGTATTATCAGTAAACAAACGAATCGTTCTCTCACAATCTCTACCCCATTTATGATGACTTGGGGATGCAGTGACTACACTGATGCCAATGGAGACAGTGATGGCCGATTCAATGTTTCTCTCAACTTCCCAACTGACAGCGAACGAACTGACCAGACAGACTTATTCTTACAAAAAATTAAAGATTTTGAGAATCAGGTTTTGAACGATGCAGTAAAAATGTCAGAAACATGGTGGGGGAAATCAATGAGTCGCGAAATTTGCGAGTTTACATTCTTCCCTATGCTTAAATATAGTAAAAACAAGGACACACAAACAGTAGATTATAATAAACCACCATCCATGCGGGCGAAAGTTCCTATGTATGAGGGGTCGTGGAAGGTGGAGATTTATAATACAAAAGGTGAGATGATTTTCCCTAATGAAAACTCGGGTGAAACACCAGATACTATTATTACTAAACTGAGCCACGTTGCGTGTGTACTACAGAGCGGTGGTATTTGGATTGGTGGTAAAGGCTGGGGTATTACTTGGAAACTCGTACAATGTGTTATTAAACCGAAAGAGGTGTTTAGTACTACAGGAAGGTGTTTAATAAGTCTTCCCCAAAATGAGCTAGAACTGCCCGCCGCTCCTGCGCATCAGGCTCAAGTATCACATGTAGTTGAACCGGTTGTTGTTACTTCACATATAGTTTCTCCTTCTGTAGTGAAAGACCATGTAAGCAACAATACGGTTATTGCAAATACCGCAAAACAGTCATCCGTAGAAACAGAAGATACAGATGATGAGCGCGAAGAAGACGCGACCCACCACATTGAACCTCAAGAAAATATCGATACAGAAGACAGTCATGTATATGCAAATGAACCGCTAGTAGATGGAATAAACAGTGAAGATACAGAAGAAAAAGTGGTTCCTCCGCCACCACCGATGCAAGCAGCAGCGCCTGTCCCGGTTAAAAAAGTGATTAAAAAGACGGTGGCTCCTGTAGTAAATGAAAGCGCCCTGCCCCTACCAGTGGTAGAAGACGCGACGGCAGAAATACCAAAGAAAAAGGTAGTGAAGAAGGTTGTCACAAAATGAATATTACTACGAGCTCCTCCATTGGGGGCAAAGCCCCCAGTGAAACCCTTTTGCTTCTTACTTTTAGGTAGACATAGGTAGTCTACCCGAACAGTAGGATTCATTCGTTCTCTTGAACATAAAATATCGATTTAAAAAAATAAAAAATATTATTTTTTATTTTTTATAATATTCCTACGAGCTCCCTTCGGTCGCTCTCCGCAATATAAAAGAAATCCTACGAACTCCCTACGGTCGTTCTCCGGATTTTTCAATATTCCTACGAGCTCCTTCATTGGGGGCTTTGCCCCCCCAGTGAAACCCTTTTGCTTCTTACTTTTGGGTAGGCTGCGCCTACACTAAAAGCAGGATTCAGTCGCTCTCCGCAATATTCCTACGAACTCCTTACAGTCGTTCTCCTGATTTTTCAATATTTTTACGAGGTCCTTTCAGTCACTAGACGACTCATTATTTCTACGAGCTCCCTTCGGTCGCTCTCCGCAATATAAAAGAAATCCTACGAACTCCCTACGGTCGTTCTCCGGATTTTTCAATACTCCGACTTTTTATTGATTTTTTTTTGGGAAATTTATGTTTTTTAATACTTCTCACTTTACGTTTATGGGGGGATGATGCTTGAGAAGTTCCTCCACTTATAGCTTGAGGGTTAAAATGTGCGATAACCTTTACTTTAAATGAGTTTAATTGTTCTTCAAATTCATTAACATCAGTGGTATTAACAAAATTACATAACAAATCGTACAATTTATCAGTCCCCATTCTACCAAAATTGGTTTGATTTATTTCTTTAGTTAATGTTTCTGTATTTTTATTATAAAACTGATATATTTTTTCACCATAGTTAATGGCTCCAATACTAAATTCACCCATATCCAAATTATAAAAAATATTTTCATCAATATTATAAATATATTTATATTTTTCGCATGATTTATGCAAATCATCAATTCTAAACTGATATGATATATACGTAGGTTTCTTAACAGCCACCTCATTACGTAAGAATGTCTCCAACTTTCCACTATTGGTCAAGTTGTGTTGTGTATCTGTATCTGTAGTTGTACCATACAACAAAGCAGACATCGCATTAACAGCATTATTTACCTTTTGCATGGCGGTTTGCATAACAGGGGTGTTCTTAAATCTTTCAGCCACATTATTTATATAAAGTAACATATAATACGTTTTAGAATACACATCCGTTATAAAATTTATATTTAAATTTATATTATCGCCTTGAATTATTTTTATATTTTTATCAACCTTTATTAATTTTAACGTAATATCCGCTGCATTTTTCGCATCATTCACGTCATCATTATTATTACTCGAATAAAATGTGCTCGCACTCGGTTTCACAGCATTCACCGCTTTCACCGCATCCTCCACCGCTTCCACCACCTTAATCCAATTATTACGCGGCACTGTTT